CGAACCGGGCGAGCTATTCTGGCCCGAGCTGTTCCCGGCTTCGGTTGTCGATCGTCTTGAGTGTGATTTGGGCCCCTACGGCACTGCCGGGCAGCTTCAGCAGAGACCCTCGCCAGAGGGGGCCGGACTATTCCAGCGCGACTGGTTCGAGCTGGTGGACGCGCTACCCGCTAACGCGCAAAGGTGCCGTGGATGGGATACCGCCGCGACCCCGGGCGGAGGCGACTGGACGGTGGGGGTGAAGATCGCCCAAAGCAACGGGCACTATTTCATCGAGGACGTCCGGAGGGGACAACTCAGCGCCGCCGCCGTCGATAGCTTAATCAACCAGACCGCCGCGTTGGACGGTAGGGGCTGCAAGCAGCGCGAAGAACAAGAGCCGGGTAGCTCAGGCAAGGCGGTTATCTCAGCCCGCTCTCGGGCTCTCGCCGGGTACGACTATTCAGGCATCTCGACCACCGGCGCAAAGGTGGTCCGGGCTGGACCGTTCAGGGCCCAGGCGCAGGCTGGTAATGTAAAAGTCTTGCGCGCTCCCTGGACGGCGGCGTACCTTGATGAGCTGGAGACGTTTCCGGTGGGCGTCCACGACGACCAGGTGGACGCTAGCTCGGCGGCCTTCAACGAGTTGACCTCGGGGCCGGGGCCGTTGCGAACCCGAGAGGCACGGTGGGGCTAGAGAATGATCAATACTCGGCGCACGTTCGGCTCTGGGGGGCCGTCATCAAGCTCGCCATTCGCGATGCTCGACGGCTTCGAGAGGTCGGGGGCCGGACGGAGTTGCTGGAATGGGAGTACAAGAAATATGGGCCGATTTTAAGCGAGACTAGCCCGCAGGAGTTTTTTGAGAGCGACTGGTTCAGGCAGATCTGCTACATGAGCGGGGCTAACCCCGACGCTATCCGGGCGGCTATATGTCGCGTTGAATTGGAGGAGATGATTGATGACTAAAATTCCCACGGTAGCGGTTCGACGAACCGAGCCGATCACCGAACCGTTCGAGGGCCACGCCCATAACGTGTCCTTCGTGAGCGTGGCAAAGATGGTGATCAATGCCCACGAGTTCGACGTTGACCGGCACCGCACTTGCCGCGTGATCAAGCAAGTTTCGTCGAACGGACACAAGGTTCATTACCGAGCCCCGAGCGGCACCCCCACGCTGCTGAAAAGCGACGGAAAAAAGGGGCACGTTACCGTCTGGAAACCCGTCGAAATTGACGTGGACGAGATGTCGGTGAAGTCCGTCAGGGAGTTTGTCGAGGTCGGCGCTGCCCCATTCGAGATTGAGCAGCTGGCGCTCGCCGAGGCTCACGGCCGGAGGCGGCCGGGCGTGTTTCGAGCCTTGGCTGGCGGGCTCGTTCAAATTTGGGAACACAGCGACAAGTGGCCGCCTCACGAGGAGGGGCGGCGACGTATCGCAAGAGCGGAGGCGCGCAAGGCGCTGAAGCGACTAGGGCTGCCGCAAGCCGATCTGGCGACGCTTCTGGCCGAGACCCTCCGACCAAGGGAGAATTAAATGCCGATCAATACGCCACCGAAAAGCTACGATGACGCGGCCGTTAAATGGAAGCGTTGCCGCGACTGCTTCGAGGGATCGGACGCGGTGAAGGCTGCGGGGCCCGAGTATCTCCCGCCCCTCGGCAGCCACGACAATACGCCGAAGGGCCGCGCCCAATACGCAGCGTACAAAGCCCGTGCCCTGTTTTACAACGCAACAGCCCGAACGGTCCAGGGCCTCGCCGGTTTGATCTTCCAGAAGGTGCCGACGTTCGAGCTGACGCCCGCGATCGAGGGCCACGAGCAGGACATCACCATGGCCGAGGAGAGTGCCGAGCTGTTCGCACTCCACGCCACCGAGGAGGTATTGACCACTGGCAGGTACGGGGTACTGGTCGAGATGAGTGCGGCGGGTGAATCTCCCTCTCGGCCGTACTGGGTTGGGTATTCCGCAGAGGACATTTGCTCGTATCGCACCGAGCGCCGAGGTGGGGAGCAGGTGCTGGCGCGGGTCGTTCTGAAAGAGAGCTATTGGGAGCCCGACCCGGATGACGAGTTCAAAGAGGACGAGGTGACGCAGTTCCGGGTGCTCTCCCTGGGGGACGAGGACAGCGGTTACTCGCTCAATGATTCCATCTTCGCCTCGGGCGATGGCAACAAGCGTTACTACCGGCAAACGATCTACCGCGAGGAGGAGAAATCAGGCGAGTGGCTCCCGGTGGAGGAGTATGTACCGACGCGCCGCGCTGAGGCGCTGGACTTCATTCCCTTCATTATTATCGGCCCCACGAGCGTCACGCCGGAAATCTCGAAGCCGCCATTGCTGGATTTGGTGGACGTAAATTTGAGCCACTATCGAGGGAGTGCCGACCTGAAGCACGGGCTTCACAAAGTCGCTCTGCCGCAGCCGTGGGCGTCGGGTATCCAGGGGGCGGGGACCGACGACGGAGCCATCACCATCGGGCCGTCTGTCGTGTGGATGCTCGATAGCGGAGGCCGTGCTGGAATGGTGGAATTTACGGGGGCCGGTTTGGGTGCCATTCGTACTGACCAGCTGGACCAGCAGGCGCTCATGGCAACGCTCGGCGCGAGGCTGCTGGAGGAGGGCGGCGGGCCCCCTGAAACGGCTACAGCAGTGCGCATGAAGCACGCCGGTGAGAACGCGACAATCAGGACAATTGCCGCCTCGATGGAGACCGGGTTGACCCAGGTATTTCAGTGGCATGCGTGGTGGGCCGGTACCGAGGAGGACCCAAAATCGGTGGAGGCCGGCATTGAATTAAACAAAGATTTCTTCAGTCAACGGGCGACCCCGGACGATGTAAAGGCAGCCATGCTGCTCTGGCAATCGGGCGGCATATCGTTTGAGACTTTTTACCACAACCTGGAACAAGGCGAGTGGACGCGACCGGGGGTGGACGCCGAGGAGGAGCACCAAGAACTAGTCGCCGAGGGCGTAGCCGATCCCGGGCCCGTCGATATTGAGGAGGAGGTCGTTGAGGTCGAGGCGGAGTGATCGGCACCAAGCAACGAATCCGCTACATGCGCCAGAGGGCCCAACCGATCGAGCGGAGCACCGACCCTTACGTGGTCGCGGCTCGCGAGGCTCTCCGGGCCGCCGTATATCGCCCGGACGAACCTGAGCACGAGTACCACCCCGTGATCTGCGAGCTGCTCTATGAGGCGGAGAGGCGTGCGGACGACCCCCCAGGGATCTGGGCCACGTCGATGGACGTGAGGGCCGAATGGATCGCCCTGGTGTACAAGCTCCTCGAAGGGGGCGAACGGGCGAATGCCTAAAACGGCCCGCGACGTCAGGGTGGAGGCCGAGAGGGACGAAGGGCGCATCAAGCTTGAATGGCTAGAATCCGTCAGGAGAATCAAAGCCGAATTGTCGGTGGAGAAGCTCGCCGTGGCCATCTCGCTCGGAGGGTTACGGAACGCCGAAAAGCTCATGCCAAAGAAGTTGATCCTGGAGGAGATGGAGCCGGTGCGCGAAGCCGTCGTCAAGGCGTCCGTTGTCGGGATCGAGATTGCTGACCGCGAGATCGAAGCGTTGAACCGTGGCCGAGAAAAGTAAGCAAAAAAAGCCGCCCCCGAGCGCGGCGCTGCGGGCCATAAAGGCCGCCAAAACCGAGGTGGCGAAGTTCGCCGAGAAGACCGTCAACGAGATCGCCGGCAACACTTATGAGGCATACCGCTCGGTGGTTGAATCCGCAATCTCGGAGACGCTCGCGACGTCGGATAACATCGCCACGATCGTCGCCGAGGAGGCCGCTTGGATGGAGCTATCGCCGCAGGAGCGTGAGGCACGAATAGCTAAGAAGGCCGCCCAGATTCTGCAGCGACCGCCCGCGCAACTCCCCGCCTCGGTCCAGCCGACGACGACGGCTGAAGCCCGTCGCCAAGCCACCCGTATCTTGAAACGCGAGGCGGCGCGACAGCTCCAGATGTCGCCGAAGCAGCACGCCGAGCTAGCCAAGGAGCTTCTCGGCCTATATCGCGGCCAAGCTCACTCGGCACTCGAATACCGGGCGCAGCTTATTCGCTCGGGGATGTCTCCCAAAAACGTTGACCGGGCGTTCAAAAAACTCGTAGCCGAGAAGCTCGAAGCCCGAGCCCAGACAATCGGCGAATACGAGAGCCGCAAGGCGCGCTTCGAGCTTCAGCGAGGCCGCTGGAGGGAGCAGATGAAAAGCGGCAACCTGAGCCCGACCGCGACGAAGTACGTACACGTTTCGGGAGAGGCGTGCCCGATTTGCCAGAGGATAAAAGCACGGCAGGGACCGAAGCCGGGCAATTCCAAACCCATCCCGATTTTCACCAAGGCCGGAGAACTTCGGCAATACCAGATCGGGGTCAAGACATTGAAGGGCAAGGTCTGGGGGCGGCGATGGGTACCGGGGCCCCCGTTCCATCCCCACTGCCGCTGCTATGAGGTGCTGAGCGGATAGCGCCGAGGGTTGGCAGGCGGTACAACGTCGGCTAGGATGTTACGCGAATGATTAAGACACAAGTGTCCAGCTTGGACGAAGTGCCCGAGGATCTGCGCCACCAGTACGTCGAGCGCAACGGGGGCTTCGCTCTCCAGATCGAAGGGCCCGCCCCCGAGGGCTATGCCTCGGCCGAGGAGTACGCCGAAGTCAAGCGCAAGCAGCAAGAATATCGAGACCGCAACCATGCTCTGCTTTCCGACGCGGCAGGCATCGCCGGGGTCGAACGGGCCGAGGATATGAAGCCGGTGAAGGATCTCGTTGACCGGTACCGCTCGCTGGACCTCGATGAATACGAAAGGCTGAAATCCAATGCCGAGAAACTCGCGACAAAGGGCGTGAAGCAGCCCGAGGATATCCGGTCAATAGTCTTGGAGGCGGTCGAGCCGCTGAAGGTCGAACTGGAAGCCGAACGCGCCGCCCGACAAGCCGCCCAACGCAAGAGCGACCAGGCGCAGCTTCGAGGCGAGATCAGCACCGCGTTTCTCGACGTCGGCGGCCAGCCCAAGGCGCTGGAATTCATTACGACGCAGGCCGCCGGGGTTTTTGAAGTAGTGGAAGGCAAGCTTCAAGCTCGCCCGGGTCAATACAGCAAGCGCGATGCCGGAGAGCCCATCAAGGTCGCTGAGTGGATGGACGAGCAGACACGTGCCGTCAACTTCGCCTTCGGCCAATCGGGGGGCGGAGGAGCTACCCCGAGCGTGGGCACGTCTCCCGCGACGAACGCCGCCGTGCTGAGCGACCCGTCGCCCGAGGAACTTGGAAAACATTCCAAAGCAATTTCTGAAGGAAGGATGAAAATAGTCAACTCATAGGGGAGATTGTTTGCGGTTGTCCGATCGCGTGGCCCGGAGGGTCTCGCCGGTCGCACCCGGAGGGGTCGTCAGCCGTTCCCAATCTCAGCGCCGCCCGGAGGGCGGACGTGAAGCACCGGAGGTGCCGCCTGATTTGAATAACGCCCCGAGAGCGGGGCAGAATCAGGGAGCGCACCGTGGCCGGTTCACTCGTAACAACCAACGTCGTTCAAACCCTAGTGGCAATGGGTTTGTCTACCCTCCGAGAGCGATGCCTGATGCCGGGTATCGTGAACCGCGAGTATGAGTCAGATATTGTCGGCATCAAGCAAGGCGCTACGGTCAACGTGGCCGTTCCCGCTAGCGTCACCACAGTTGCGATCACTCCAGACGTCGTGCCGCCTGCCGTAACGGCCGTCACGCCAACGTCGGTCGCCGTTACCCTCGACCAGTGGAATGCTGCCCCCTTTGCGATGTCTGATAAGGCCATCGTGCAGGTACAAGACGGCATCATCCCGATGCAGGCAGCCGAGGCCGTCAAGAGCCTCGCCAATACCATTGACAATTTTCTATGGGGGTTTTACAACCGGTTTTACAGTTACACTGGAACAGCTGGCACAACCCCTTTCAGCTCTGACTTCAGTGACTATCTGACGGCACGAAAGCTAGCCAACACCGAGCTAATGCCGCCGACCGATAGGCGCATGCTTATCGACGAGGCAGCAGAGGCAAACGTGCTTGGCTTGCGCGGCGCTCAGGACGCCTCATTCAGGGGCAGCACTGGGGGCATCATACGTGGCGAGATGGGCGAGTTGCTCGGGGCCGATTGGGCCATGACTCAGAACGTACCCACCCACACCGTAACCGGGGCCGGGACCGTCGTGGTGAATGACGCCGGGGTAGAAGTTGGCGACACTACGCTGACTTGGGATGGTGGCGGCACGGCACCCGCAATCGGCGACGTATTCACCGTGGCTGGCGACACGCAGACCTACGTGGTTGAAAGCTCAACCGCGACAGTCATCACCATGCACCCGGCGGCCAAGGTCGCCTGGGCCGACGACGCGGCCGTGACGTTCAAGGGCACGGGCCCTCAGAACTTGCTACTCCATCGCGACGCTATCGCCTTTGCGATGGCACCGTTGCAGGAAACTGCGATGACCGCCGAACAACGCGAGAACGAGGCCACCGCTATTGATGCGGAGTCCGGGCTGGTGTTGCGCCTGACCAAGAGGGACGGTTACTACCAGACCACCTGGTCGTTTGATGCGCTATACGGGGCGAATG